TCTTTTAAACGCAAAACTTCTTTACACGAACAAATTGTTCAGAAACTTTGATCTTAACGAAGGTCAAAAAATGAAAGTTATTGAAAACTTTGACAGAGCAGCTAACACAAGAGAAGCTAAGTTAGTATTTAGCACTTTAGCAGAATCTTTCCAAAAACCTACTAAAGGTAAAAGAAAGGTAGTTAAAGAGTCTAAATCGTTAGCATCTAAACCTGTTGCAACAACAGCTCCATCAAAGCAAACAACACAAGTTCTTTCTGAAGGCTTTGAACAAGCTAACAGATGGAAAAAATTAGCAGGACTAATTAAATAATAATTAAAAAAAAAGGAAACAAAAAAATGAGCCTTAACTCACTTTTACAAAGCCCCGACGCTTCCCAAAGAAAAGCCGCATTGGCACACGTTTCAAAATGGGAAAGAACGGGATTGCTCGAAGGTCTATCAAGCGAGACTGAAAGAGCAGGAATGGCCCAACTATTGGAAAACCAAGCAAGACAACTCGTAAAGGAAGCGTCTGCAACAGGTACCGCAGAAGGGTCTGAAGAATGGGCTGGTGTAGCTCTTCCATTGGTAAGAAGAATCTTTGCTGAATTTGCAGCTAAAGAATTCGTTTCTGTACAACCAATGAATCTACCATCGGGTCTAGTATTTTATTTAGATTTTAACTACGGAACAGCTCGTCCAGGATTTGACGATGACAATTCTAACAGAACAGGACAGCCTTTTAGCTCGCCTAACGCTGATGACTCAATGTTTGGTGTAACTAATACATCTGGCGATCCTACTGGTGGTCTTTATGGTGCTGGTCGATTTGGATACTCTATTCCAAACGTAACTGCATCTGTAGCAGGAGCATCTACAGGTTCTGGAGCTGCAGCAGCTGCTGCGTCATCCGCATCATTGAACTTTGATAACAGATATGTAAATTCTGAATATTTTGTATTTACAGCTCCAGTACCAACTGACGCTGATACATTAGCAGTAAGATCATATACTCTTATTTCTGGTTCAACTGAAGTTATCCCAGTACAAGCATTCTCAACTATTGACGCTAATTATACTGCATCATTTGTTGTAACTGCATCATTAGCATCTAATCTTCAGGTAGCTATTGATAATACCGGGTTGAAAGTTAATTATAGCAAACAACCAACTGATATCACAAGAGGTGATTTCGAAGATAATGATCCATTTAAAGGGTCTGGTGCTGGTACCGGTATTAACAATGGTACAGACATTGATATTCCAGAAGTTAACTTGGAACTTCAATCAGAGCCAATTGTTGCTAAAACACGTAAATTGAAGGCTGTATGGACTCCTGAGTTCGCTCAAGACCTTAACGCTTATCACTCAATTGACGCTGAAGCAGAATTGACTTCAATGTTGTCTGAGTATGTATCAATGGAAATCGATTTAGAAATCCTTGATATGTTGATTTCATCTGCTCCAACTACTGAGTATTGGTCAGCAGTAAACAACGAAATCTGGAATGGTACGTCGTTTGATCAACAAAGTGCTACTAACGGTGGATTCTATAACACGCAGGGTGGATGGTTCCAAACTCTTGGTACTAAACTGCAAAAAGTATCCAATAAAATTCATCAGAAAACACTTCGTGGAGGTGCTAACTTCTTAGTAACTTCACCAGCTGTTGCAACTATCCTAGAATCTATTCCTGGATTTGCTGCTGATACTGATGGAGACAAAATGGAATTTGCGGCAGGTGTACAAAAGATTGGTGCAATCAATAACAGATACACTGTTTACAAAAACCCATACATGAAAGAGAACGTAATCCTTATGGGATACAGAGGTGCTCAGTTCTTAGAAACAGGTGCGGTATTCTCTCCATATGTTCCTCTTATCATGACTCCATTAGTTTACGATCCTGTAAACTTCACACCAAGAAAAGGTGTCATGACACGATATGCGAAGAAAGTAGTTCGTCCAGAATTCTACGGAAAAGTATACGTGAAGGGGTTAGATACTCTTTAATAGTTAATTAGTTAAACACTTTTTAATTTAAAGAATTAACCATTGAGTAGAAAGGGAGGCTTCGGCTTCCCTTTTTTACTGTTTTGATATTTATAATAAAAGTAACAATATGGCAGTTCCAAGAACCAAATATGAAATGTTTGCAGACATTCGTTACGACGGACGACTCGTAGACGTGTTAGATCGTATTCGTGCAATACGTTTAGTTTTAATGGTACATATAGAACAAGATTTAGGACCAAACAAAGAGTTAGTTAAAATAAAAATATTAACTCCATATCCTGCTCGAAGAACATTTCAAGCAATACGGCAACTATGTTTAGGTAAGATTGAAACACTTCAAGATATGTCATATCGACAAACAACTCTCACAAAATTAAGCTAATAAGGTTATAACATGGCAACAACAAATCGGGTCAAGACCCCTCCAAAAAACAGCGTAAAATTTTCAATAACACTATCTGAAGAGCAAAAAAAAGCAAAAGCATTGATACTTCGAAAGCCTTTTAATTTTGTATTAGGTAAAGCTGGTAGTGGTAAAACATTGTTAGCAGTGCAAATTGCATTAGACAAGTTTTTTAAACGTGAAATAGACAAAATAATTATAACAAGACCAACAGTGTCAAATGAAGATAACGGATTTCTTCCAGGATCTTTAGCAGAAAAAATGGAGCCTTGGATAGTTCCTATTCAAAGCAATATGCGAAAAGTATATAATAAATCTGCTATACTTGAAAAAATGGAAAAAGAAGAAAACATAGAATTAGTATCATTAGCACACTTTCGTGGACGAACTTTTGATCACGCAGTCTGTATAGTAGATGAGTTTCAGAACCTAACTAAACAACAACTACAAATGGTTTTATCGAGACTTGGAAAAAACAGCATGATGATTTTATGTGGTGACAGATATCAAGTAGATTTAAAATTTGGCAACGATAGTGCAGTTCACGAAGTGCCTAAGTTAACCAAATCTGAATTTGTAAATGAAATTATACTACAAGACAATCATCGTCATGAAGCATTAGATGAAATTTTACGGCTTCTAAACGAGACATACTAATATTTATAATAAAAGGAAATTATGGACTATTCAGAAAATAAACCAATTTGGCCCGGGAGTTCTTCGTTTAGTCCTGGAAAAACACCATTTGGTTTTTTTGATGCGGACTCTGCGTTTCAAAGTGAAGCAGATAGTTTTGCTGAATTTGCGGCTAATCACGTTGGATATCCTATCATGGATGTCGAGCTAATTGATTTAAATTTTTACACAGCATTTGAAGCTGCAGTCATAGAATATTCCAATCAAGTTAATCAAAACAATGTTATAAATAATTTAATAAACACATTAGGTGTTGATACCGGTTCTAGTTTTTTAACTGGTGATGGGTTTACTGGAGCGCTAGTTGGAGGTAATCTAAATTATATAACAAGATTATCAAAAACATATGGTACAGAAGCAGACTCAGGTGGTAATGTAAAATGGCATACTGCTTCAATTGATATAGTATCTGGCCAGCAAACATATAGCATTAGAAGAGCAGTTTCGGAGTCTATAGGCGTAGAACTTACAGATGGTAATGGTATTGAGATACGCAGAGTACTTCATAATACACCTCCAGCAATAGTTAGATATTTTGATCCATTCGTAGGAACTGGGTTAGGTTCTCAACAATTATTAGATGCATTTGATTTTGGAGGATTTTCTCCAAGTGTAAACTTCATGATGATGCCTATTCATATGGATTTGTTCCGTATACAGACTATTGAATTCAATGACAGAATACGTAAATCAGCATTTTCTTTTGAAATTCATGGAGATGATATTAAATTATATCCAGTACCAGGAACACAAGGAACATTAGCTACTCCGTATTATGACAAGGTATGGATTGAATTCATGTATGAAAAAGACAAAGCTAATGATGGCATATTATTTGGTAATAGCGCACTTCTAAACGGAGTTGTTACAGACGCATCTAATATACCATACTCGTATCAAAAATACACTAACATTAATGATATGGGGCGTAGTTGGATATATAGATATGGTGCGGCACTTGTTAAAGAAACATTAGGATATGTTCGTAGCAAATATGCAAACGTTCCGATTCCAGGAGGCGATGTAACACTTAATGGTGGTGATTTAGTTTCACAAGGACAATCAGAAAAAGAAGCATTAATAACACAACTTCGAGAATTTTTAGAAAAGTTAACTAAAGAACAAATGTTAACAAGACAAAATGCAGAAGCAACACAACAAATGGAGATATTAAGCAAAGTTCCATTAAAAATATATGTAGGATAAAGGAGGTAAAATATGGCACTGTTTGGAGGACAACGAGATGCTAAGTTTTTAGCTTCAATTAACGCAGAACTAATCAACGCTGTAATTGACACTGAAATTGAATTCTACAAATTAATTGTTGAAGCTTCTAATTCAAATATTTACGGAGAATCGGATAGTAAATCTTATTATGATTCTATATTAATTCCTTGTGTTGTAACCAAAGACGAAAAATCAGCTAATATGGATGACTATGGACATTCATATACTAGAACAGGTAAATTTGCAATATCTCGTGATATACTAGTTAAAGCAGACTTTTATCCAGAAGTTGGAGATATATTGTTTTGGGACAATGAATATTACGAAGTAGACAATGTAGATGCAAATCAATATTTTGCAGGAAAAAATCCAGAGACATGGCCAAATGGTGATAGTCATGGATATAGTGTATCAATAGTAGTTGATGCTCATGTTACACGACAAACACCACAAGGTATAACAGATATAAGATATGGAGGCAATAATACATCTCCTGCATATAAAGGATAAACGTGCCAAGATATAACAGAAAAAATATAGATCGTAAAACCAATAAACCAAATCCAGGCCGCACGGAAGGGTTACTACCTGATCAACAATTAAATCGAGCTGAGCAAACAAGGAGAGATGATGATGTTATACGAGGCGCACAGAGAACAGTATATGATATTGACTATGCTATAAAATCATATATCGAAAATGAAATAGAACCACAAATAACTTCTAATGAAAATTTAATAAATGTTCCCGTTATATTTTCAAATGGTGAAAAATGGGACAACGTGAGACGTTTAGGATATATTCGTGATGAAAAAGGTAAACTTCAATCACCGCTTATTATGATAAAACGAAGTTCATTGCAAGAGCGAGACAATAAAAAAGGACTAGATGTTAATCGTACATTGTCAGATAATCGCATAATATATAAAAGTAGATACAATGAAAAAAATCGTTATCAAGATGAATTGTTTCCAATTCCAACTAATCCACCAGCTAATTCATCTAAAATATATGTTGTAGATATACCAAAATATGTTAATATAGAATATGAAATGATGCTTTGGTGTGACTTTACTACTCAAATGAACGAGTTAGTAGATCAAATTTTACCATATAGTAGATTTGCTTGGGGAAATGAATCAAATAGATATGAAACAATGATAGGTAATGTAAGTTTCGAAACAGTTAATACAACAGGAGAAGATAGATTAGTTAGGGCTACTATTCCATTAACAGTAATGGGAACGCTTCTTTCTGATCATGAAACTAAAATATCTACATTGAAAAAAATGTATTCTGTTAAAAAAGTAGTTTTCCAAACAGTGGTAGATGTAAGTGTAAACATATTCAACACTACCACGGTACCTCAACAATTATTAAATGTATCGCAAACGATAACAGGAGGCGGAAGTGTTATTGTAAATGGAGGAGGTAGCCGTACTTCTGTAGACTTTGATACAATGTCATACTTAACAAATCTAACAGATCAAACTGCTACATATGTTTCATCCACAACTGTTACAGTTACAGCAACGCCCGCTATTAACCCGACTACTTTAGGATTTGCTGTTAAAAATGAATTTGATGTGTATGTAAACGGACAATACATAGACAAAGCAGCATATACTTGGACACCTGGTGATTCTCCACAAACTATAACGTTTGACACTAGTATATTAGGATATGATATACAATCTACAGACACGGTAATTATTAACGGGAGATGGGCTTAATGTCTAGAAAATTTAACGTTGGACAATTACCAACCGGATCATATTCAATAAGTGGATCTTTTAGTGGATCATTTGTAGGAGATGGTAGTGGTATACAAGGAATAACAGCAACAGCTGAACCTGCAGGTCCAATAGATTCAGTACAATTCAATGACGGTTTAAACGTTAGTGGTAGTTCGAAGTTTACATTTAACAAAGTAACAGGCGTAGCCACAGTAACATCTTCATTTGCTATAACAGCTTCACACGCATTAAATGGCGGTGGGGGTTCAACTTTTCCATTTGTAGGAGACGCAGTAATTACAGGGTCACTTACAGTAAGTGGATCTAACTCAATAGTTAATCTTCAAGAAGTTCAATTTGATACAAATCATTCAGCATCAGGTCACAGTGCCGGTAGAATATATTGGGACGACAATAATAAGACGTTTACTGGAGATATGCAAGGATCGGATGTTAAATTGCAAATTGGCCAAGAACAACACGTTTATGCAAAAAACAACTCTGGTGTTACAATAAACAATGGAGATGCAGTTAGAATATCTGGAGCTCAAGGAGCAAATGTAACCATTACAAAAGCTGTTTCTGGTATCCAATCTTTTAAAGCTGCTATTGAACAAGATCAAATATTAGGATTAGCAACAGAACAAATTGCAGACAATCAAAGTGGATATATAACAACATTTGGATCTGTTAGAGACTTAGATACATCTGCATTTAGTGAAGGTGATATATTATATTTATCTCATTTAACATCTGGATCATACACAAACATTAGACCTCCAGCTCCTTGTTTTGAAGCTAGAGTAGGTATAGTGCAAATTGCAAATGCAACAGAGGGAGTTATTTTAGTAAATCGTTTAGAACCAACATTCTTATCAGATATATCTCAAGTAACATCATCTGGGATAATACCAAATGAAAAAACGTATTTAGTTTACGACGATAACACAGATCTTATATCATTTACTAATGAGTTTAGCGGATCTTTTAGTGGTTCATTCCAAGGAAATGGAAGTGCATTAACTAATTTAACATTACCAAATGGAACAGTATCTGGATCTGCACAAATATCTGAACTAGGTTTTGTAACGAGTAGCGCTACTTCATCATTTGTATTGAATTCTCAAACTAGCTCCATGAGTGTGTTAAGTTCTAGTTATGCCGTAACTGCTTCATTTGCATTGAATGGAGGAGGTGGAAGCACTGATACCGGATCTTTGCTAACAACCGCATCTGTGTCATTGAATACTATAACTTTTACTAAAGGTGACGGTTCAACTTTTCCAATCACAGTAGACACAGGTAGTGGCGGAGGAGGAGGAGTACCAGCTGGCACTGTTTCTAGTTCTGCTCAAATAACCGAATTAGGATTTGTAACTAGTAGTGCAACTGCTTCATTTGTTTTGAATTCTCAAACCAGTTCAATGAGTGTAGCAACTGCAAGTTATATTGAATATAGTAATGTAGCAAATAAACCTACATTAGTATCCAGCTCTGCTCAAATATCATATACAGGAATAACAGACATACCTATAGGTATTTTATCAAGTTCAGCTCAAATAGCAACGGATATCAGTGGAGCATTCACTCAAGATTCAGCATCATTTTCTACAAGAATAACTAACAACGAAACTAATATTGCCTCGCTAACAACGGCAACATCATCCTATGTACTAAACTCACAAACTAGTTCAATGAGTGTGGCAACAGCTAGCTACGTAGAAACCGCACAAACAGCAAGTTATGTGCTTCAAGCAGTTTCTGCAAGTTATGCACCAACTGCCCCAGGCATACTTTCAAGTTCAGCTCAAATAGCAACGGATATCAGTGGAGCGTTTAGTGCCGACTCTGCTTCATTTAGCACCCGAGTAACCGCAAATGAAACAAGCATTACATCATTAAACTCAGTAACAGGTAGTTATGCAATAACCGGATCAAACACATTTACTGGTAATCAAACCATCAACGGAAATTTAACTGTGAATGGCACCGGTTCATTTGACGTAATACACACAATATATGAAACGTCATCTATAATATACGCATCGGGGTCTACTAAGTTTGGTGACACAATGGATGATACCCATATTCGCACTGGATCAATGTTTATTACAGGATCGGTAACTGCATTAGACTATACTGGTATATTTAATGGTGCACTTTCTAGTAGTGCTCAAATTGCCACTGAAATTAGTGGAGCATTTGCCACAGATTCCGCTTCATTTTCCACCCGAATAACTAGCAATGAAAACAATATATCAACGTTGACTGCTGCTACTTCTTCATACATATTGGCTTCACAAACCAGTTCAATGACCGTGTTAAGTTCAAGCTTTGCCGTATCTGCTTCATATGCACCAAGTGCCGATGCATTTCCATTTGTAGGAGATGCTGTAATAACAGGAAGTTTAATAGTATCAGGATCAAATTTAACATCCGGATTTAGAACAGACACTAGAAACGTTATATTAGGATACGGCGCAGGTAATAATCAAGATGCATCTAATGGTCCTTTCAATGTAATGATTGGTTATGAATCAGGATATACAAATACTATAGGAGATTCTAATGTTTGTATAGGACAATATGCAGGATATGCTTTATCTACAAATGCATCAGATGAAAATATTTTTATAGGTAAATTAGCTGGTGCTGGAGGAACTTCTCCTGTTGCTAGAATGAGTGATGCAAATTGGAATATTGGACTAGGAAATGAATCATTACTATTTCTTACTTCTGGAGATTATAATATAGGTTTTGGTCACCGTGTAATGCGAAATATATCCTCAGGTCAACAAAATATAGGGTTAGGTAGAAATGCTATATTTAATGTAAATAGTGGTGATAATAATATTGGTATAGGATATAATGCTGGAGTTAACCAAACTACAGGTGATGGAAACATAACAATAGGGTCTGGTAGTTTAGGAGTTGCTGGTGAATCAAACCAACTTCGAATTGGAAATGGAAACACAATAACTACAATATCAGCTTCATTAACAACAGGAGATATTATTTTTGCTAGTACTGCCTCAGCAACTTATTTTGTAGGAGATGGCTCAAATGTAACAGGAGTAATATCTGCATCATATGCAGTAACAGCTTCATATATCGAAACAGCTCAAACTGCATCATATGTAATATCTTCATCAATTGATGGAATTACAAATTACGTAAGAAATGATCAAACCAGTTCAATGACTGTGTTAAGCTCGAGTTTTGCTATAACAGCCTCTCATGCACTCAATGCGGGTGGAGGTACACCAACCTTTATAGCATCTGGTTCAACATCAGCCTCAGCAGCACCAGATACCGGAGTAGTTGTAGAACATAGCGGATCAACTGCATTTAGTGTTATTGGTGATGTAGGTACTCTGTTCTCGGTAGACGATGATTTGAATGGTATGCTGTTTACTGCAAATGACATATCAGGATTTCCGGTGCTACAAGCATCTGCAAGTGGTGAAGTATATGTTGGTAAAACACCACAATCATTGTACACAACGGCCGTGATAAGCAGCACGACTGCAGCAACTACACATTCACTTTGCACCTTAAGCACCAGTAGTTATGATGGAGCATTTTTTGAATACACAGCACAAAGTGCTAGCAATGCCAGAGCGGGTAACATAATGTCTACTTGGAACGGAAGTAATATAGTGTATGCAGAAACAACTACCGCAGACATAGGACGAACATCAGACCTAACAACAGAAGTAATAATATCAGGAAGCACTGCAAGATTAGTTGCATATGGTGCTAATGCAGGTTATAAAATCAAAACCATAATAAAAGCAATATAATGGGTATAACAAGAGGACCAAATATCGTAACAGATGGTTTGGT